AACAACTTTGCTGATGAGATACAGTCATCTGAAGCTCGGTCATTTTATGCGTACCAAGCTCATAACGAAATGGTCCACGGTGAAACCTATTCCAAACTCATCGACAAATACATCAAGGATTCGTCCGAAAAGAAACAACTCTTCCAGGCTATACAAACGATCCCGTGCATCGAGCGTAAGGCTTCGTGGGCCATGAAATGGTTCGACAAGTCGCGACCCTTCGCGGAACGCCTTTTCGCCTTTGCTTGTGTAGAAGGTATTTTCTTCTCTGGATCCTTCTGTGCCATCTTCTGGCTCAAGAAGCGTGGCCTTCTGCCAGGTCTTTGTTTCAGTAACGAATTGATCAGTCGCGATGAAGGTCTTCATCAGGATTTTGCGGTGGAGCTTTATAACATGCTCCGTCACAAACCATCCACGGAAACCATTCACTCGATCATCAAGGAAGCAGTTGAAATTGAAAAGGGGTTCATCCTCGATGCACTCCCGTGTAGTCTGATCGGTATGAATTCTGAAAAGATGTCCGAGTACATTGAATACGTGTCGGATCGACTTTTGAAACAGGTTGGTCTCCCAGCGATTTGGAACTCCAAGAATCCGTTCGATTTCATGGAGAACATTTCCCTGGACGGCAAGACGAACTTCTTTGAAAAGCGTGTGGGTGACTATGGTAAGATGGATGACGACTCGGACGAGATTGAGTTTGACGATGAGTTCTAAACCTGTTCTAACTCATCTCTCCTATCTTGACTCTTACGTCTCCCATTGATGGTTGAAAACGCACCAAGCCAACGAGAAACGGCACGTTGAGATGAACGCATAGACATGTTATCATCTTCTACGAGCACACTTAGACCGTTACACACGTCGGGCTTGTTTTCTTTATCTGGAAACTGTAAAAGAAATGCCTGGATGGATATCGCTGGTATATCTGGTGAGTCACTCAACAGCTTATCGTATTCCTCTCTTGATTTCATAATAAACTCGACGACATTCGTTCTATGTTTGACATCAAGGGAAATTTCCATATCGATACTCCTATAGAATTTCGACCACTGAACACACATCGCAGAGTGAGCCTCCGAAAGTGGTAAACTCTGACTAAACTTACTTATTGATGTAAGAATACCACCGAGAACGTTAAGAAAGGCGAAGAAGTATTGGATGATCATGATATTGTTCTTCGTATCCTCGGATACGTCTTCGTTACCACTTGGATTTAATACGGCGAAACCGCCTACACCGGTTATACTTGCGATGACTATACTAGGATACGCCAGCCAGTCATTTTGCTTCTTATAGAATAGACGTGCATGGTTATGAAGCCAGCGATACCCCGCTGCCTTCTCGGCCCATTTTATAAGTAACTTCTCCTGTTTGTCACACCACTCACAGTCGTCGGTACTCATCGTCTACAGTACCCTGACATATTTTTCAAGTTCCGGTTTCATTTCTTGTACCCACCACTTCTTTTTTTCCGCGTCCCATTTTGCACCATGGGATTTCGCATCATCCTTTTCTTCATACGGAACTTCCAAGTACACACGAGTCATCCATTTCTTCGCTTCTTCTTCAGTTTTGAATGACTTGTATATCGCACCCGGGTATCCACTTACTTGTTCCTTTGCTTCGTCCCACGTCGTGTAAACACCTGGTTTAAATCCCTTGAATACACTGTAAAATTTCGACTTGATAGCTCCACCCGCAGTTTCAAAGGCCAGTCTATCAACCTCTTCATTTTTGGGATCACCGTTATGGGCCTTGACCCATTTCCATTCAACCTTTGATAACGAACGTCGTAATTCATCGATGGCGATCCATAACTCCTTGTTTTTTACGGGAGTACCAGTGGAAGTTACCCAGTCGTTTCTTTTCCAGTTTATGATCCATGAACTGATACCATTCTTGACGTATTGACTGTCTGTGAAAATACAAACCTCTTGGATATTTCGCTTGTGACACTCTTCAAGAGCCTTCAGAATGGCAGTCATCTCCATTGCATTATTGGTGGTATCAGACTGTTTACCACAGAGTTTAAAGTCGTCGCTAACCACACCCCAGCCACCACGTCCAGGATTTCCGAGACAACTTCCATCAGTGTAAATCTCATACATGAATATTTATCGCGGCTTATCCTTATATTCCGAAGCCTTCATAGGCGTCTTACAGATCGTGTCACCACAATGGTCTCTGTTCTGATACACAGAGTTTATAGATGTAGAAATTTCACTACAAGATTTTAGAGACCAGCGTCCCAATTTAGGCTTATCCACTTTAACAAAAAGTTCAAACACTTTCTTGAACATTATCTAGAATGAGAGGCTTACGTTTAAGCAATCTTGCCGATCGACGCAGGGGTGGCGGCCTAGTAAGTTCCTCAAATTTAACAACATACTTCGCAAACCTGGGATCATTTTTAGGTCCTTTCGCCTTATTATAACAAGTCTGAATGAGTTTTTTATCACCTTTTGCCTGTGTGAAAAGATTGTAATATCTGAGGATAACCTCAAACATGGACAGTGCCATAGTTCTATTAAGTTCCATATCAGAGTTGTCTTGTACGGTGTGCATCATCATAGTCAAGGTAGTAATCAATTGGGTACGTGAAAAGTGAGGCATTTTTAGTTTAGAAAAAGGTCTACCCATTTCAACTTAGGCTTGCTAATCAATTTTAAAATGCACAGTGCCAGTGCTATTTAAAATTGAATTTTATATTTTAGAAAACTAAGACTGGATGGTGCTTAGTTGGAGAAAGCGAGGCCGCCCATACCCGATTGGATGCGGAGGACGTTGTAGTTGGTCGCGAACATGTTGAGCGAGGTCGCGGCACCGGTACCCATGGCTTCCTTGATCTTGATGGCAACCTGGGCGTTGTCGATGCGGGAGAAGTTGCACGTGCCGGTAGGCTGGTGCTCCTCGGGCTTGAGAGCGAAGGAGTAGGAGTAGATACCGGGCATGGGGCAACCGGAGTGGTGGTTGTACGCCTGGACCTGGTTGAAGTACTTACCGGACTGCTCCTTGAAGCGGTCCTGGCCGTTGAGAACGAGCTTGAAGGTATCGACGGGGCCGACGGCGGCAGCCGAGGAGTCACCCTCCTCGATGAGGCGGAGAGAACCCTCGGAGGCGAAGAGGGGAACACCGGTCGCCTGAGTGAGGGGCACGAAGCAGTTGGAGTTGGTGGGATCCGTGGGATCGGAGTTGAGGATAACATCGGCGTCCGCAACGTTGGAGGTGAAGTTCCAAAGCTTGGCATTGGACGAGGAGGCGGGGGCGGCGGCCCACACGAGCTCCTTGATGGGGTGGTTGTACGAGAGGCGGACCTGCTTGGTCTCACCCGCGACAACGGAGTCAACACCAGTGTGCTGGACCTGCTCGATCAGGTACTCGTGACCCTTCTGGGCGAAGCGGCGACGCTCCTCAGTGTCGAGGTACACGTAGTTACCCCAGACCTTGAAGGTGTTGGTGTTGAAGTACTTCTCGAACTCGTCGGTCAGATCGAAATCGATGCGGACCTCGTGGTACTGGAGAGCGATGAGGGGAAGGTAGAGGCCGGGGTTGCGGTTGAAGAAGAAGATGAGGGGGAGGAACACCTGGCCCTTACCCGAGGTCATCTTACCCCAGTTAGCCTTCTTGGACTCGTCGAGGTAGAGCTCGGAGTACATACGCCACCAACGCTGGTAGTGCTTGTCGATACGCTGACCACCGATGGAAAGCTCGGCAGTCTTGATCGCACGCTCAGCGACCCAGTTGCAGTCCTCGGCCGTCGCGTCACCAGACTTGCTGGAGAGGGTGGACTTGGAGGTGAGCTCGACGTACATGTCGCCGATGAGATCACCGTTACGGGCGACGGTCACGGAGATGCGACCGTTGTTGGAGGGGTTACCGTTCGTCGTCTGCTCGATGTTCTCCATCGCGAAGTTGGTGTGACGCTTGTACACAGCCTGGAAGAAGGTTACCTTGGGGTTGCCAGTCAGGTAGACATCCTGGGCACCGTAAGCTACGAGTTGCATGAGACCACCGGCCATTGTGAGAGTTTTGTACTATATAGCAAGATTTTAATTTGGCCTGATACCGCACGTCGCGAAAAATAGACATTGGTCTTTTCTATGTATACCACAAATGACCACCTACCCCGACGAGATTCCCGAAGAAGGAGAGATTCTTCCAGGGGAGGAGGAAGATGAAGAGATGTTCATGGACGAAGAGGATGTTGGCATCGATCTCGTCGACGTTCTCACAACCCCCGAAGGTGATACTGTATGCAGTGCCCTGGTATCCCTGGTACAGCAAGTACAGACACAAAATAAAATCCTGATAAAGATTCTTGGCAAGCTA